AACCAAAGCGACAATATCGTAATCCTCAATCGTTGCACAGCGTTTCTTGCCGCCCAAACCAAGCTGAAAATGGCAAGACGGGTTTCGACGCCTGTCAGATAAATACGGGTTCGAAGCCTTGCACTGAATGCGTAAAAAAATGTCATCATCAAACGCCAATAAATCTATCGAATTTTGCTGACACATAGACACCCGCCACCCAAGTGACAATATGGTAGCGGCGGCAATATGCTCACCAATCAAGCCCAAAGTGACAGACAACTACATCGCCAATATCAGCCAAATAACAAAGCCTAGTGTCAATGCAATACAGCCAGCAATCAACCCCCAAATAATTAAATCATCTATAAACTGTTGCCGCGCGGCTTCTTCTTCTTTGCGGCGTTTTCTGATTTCGCCTTGTAGCCGGATGATCTGTTGCCAAGCATTCATCCCGTAATGCCCGATCACGAAATTACGCAATTCGTTTTCCATCTGTTCGGCTTTTTTAAGTGCGGCAAAACTTTCAAGTGCTTCTTCCTCAACTGATCCGAAGCGGCGCGATTTAGCTGTGGCGTGATATGTTTTGATGTTTTGTATGGCACCCATCCAGCGACCAAGATCGCCAGCCATACTCTCAATTTCTTTACCGGCGGCAATGCCTTTTTTCAGCACCGAATAGCTGGTGGTTGCTATGCCCAATAATGTAACGGGGTCCATATCATCACCTGCTGACCGGCTTGCAAATCGCTTTCATTTTAACACGTTTGCCGTCAACAGACGATATGGCTGGCTGGTTATTTAAACGATTGGCAATGTATAAACAGCGGTCAACATCCGCAAATGTTTGCGTCTGGCTGATAATGCCAGCCCCCATATAGACGACCAGCAAAAATTCGATCATCAGTCTTTAAGCTGATAAATGATAATCATCAGCAAAACAGTCTGGATCATATCTATATAAGGTACGCCAATCATTTGTTTTTGCTCATACGATAAAGCCGCCAGAAAACAAGCACCATCGCACCAAATGCCGCCGCCATCCCAAACCAGTGTTCCAACGCTTCGACCCATAGTGGCGCGGTCAGACCGGTGATAACAGTTGCAACGTCAATTTGGGTATCATTGTCCATAAATCACCTATGGTTTTGTCGGCCAAATAACGTCATCCAAGCTAGTTGCGGAATTGGTTATATCTCTCAATGCCTGTCTGTAATCTAATTGTGCTTGTGTTGCGGTGGCGGTATCACTAAACATCCAGTAATCAGTTTCTGCTAATAAACGGTCACGCTCTGCGCGTAATTTATCTAGCTCATAAGCCGCTTTTAACTCAGCTTCTTTAATTGTAATGGAATTTAAATCAAGCGTTATAGCGTTGCCGCTTGCATCATATGCGGCAACACTTCCATCAGCTTGCGTTACAATTTTTTTAGCGGTTGAATATAGTTCAATAACAGCTTGTGCTTTCACGTTACGCCCCTATTTCTATCGCAGTTAAAAACGATTCAAACATACCAGCGTTGTAATAGTTACTGTTAAAGTATAGTGTTCTAGCACCTGTGTTTGGGTTGCCTATTTGCACTGTGTAAGTAATTGCGCTTGTTGTTTGAGGGTCATCCAAATCAGTTATAGACGCTGGCCAGACAGTGTTTTCTAAACTAGAATTATAATTACCACGCCCTAACTGTGCTGATATAGCAGTGCTTGTTCCGCCAATATCTCTTTCAACACGCAAAGTGGCTGGTAAATTTCCAGCAGACGCATCATAGTAAAAACTGCCAAACACAAGAATTTTACTAGTAGTAGCAGAAGGTGTTATGCTAAGGGTTAAATTTGTGTCTGCATAATTAGGTGCAGTATTTGTTCCCCCAGCTAGGCTAGTAAAAGTTTCGCCAGCGGTAACTGACGCATTAACAACTTGCAAAACCTTGCCGCCGCCGCCGCCGCCCGCTGATGGTGTTGCTGTATCTGCGGTCTGATCAACATCAAATAGATCAATCCAAGCGTCATCATCAGCGTTGCGTTGTTTCAATATGTCGTTTGTCGTGTCATACCATAGCTGATACGCATATGTAGTCGATGGCGCAGATGCGCCGCTGTTTTGACTAACAACAGCCGAAAGCGCATTGTTTATGTCAGCGCGTGTATTGGGAAACGTCTGATTTGCAATAGTATAATCGTGCTGTGCCATTTAAAACCCCGTTGCAACGTAATCAAACAACCGATCAACACCTGTATTAGTGCTATCATAAAAATTGATAGTGAAGCCGGTTGCTGACTTACTTGTTATAGCATAATAATCGCCACTTTGCATATCCCCGACAGATATAGACACTGCAAGCAATGTTTTAAATGGCGTTGTAAATGTGACTGCTTTCGCGCCAGTTCCAGACTGTATATCATTGTCGCTTTGCGTGCGTGTTGGCAGTTCAACCCGCGCTTCTAGTTCTTCAATCGCTGGCGTTTCATCACTTTGGGTTGTTGTTAATTCTGCCCTAAACCGCAAAGCGCGTGCAGTATAACTACCGACCACAAACTGCCGATATGCTGTCCAAGTTGGTGATCCAGCGGGGTCGTCTGTTGTTGTGCTAACAAACAAATCAACATCTGTCGCGCCGTTTGTTACAGTTCCGGTGTGTTGTGACAGTTGTGTCACCTTCAGATTTGTTTTAACTGTTGATGTGTATGTTGCACCCAAATCTAAATAATTTGAAAAATCATATGTACCTGACGAAACGATCAAACCGCCGCCCCCATCGAACAAACCGGTTGCATCATCAAAATCACCGGCAACGCTATCAAACAAATTTGATGTGTCTAACTGTAATTTATCATCAATCACAACCACATCTGTTTTTGATCCACTAAATGCTGTTTGCTCAATCAATTCATTAACAAAGTTGAAACCTTGTATGTCATCGACAAGCGCAACACTACTATCTGCATTTGCAGATGCGTTATCAAATTTATCAACAGCTTTAATGAAATATGTGCCGGTCAAAGCTGGCACCGTTACGGTATTTGCTGGTCGTGGAACCTTTTTGGCAATCAAACGAGTATTGTTAAAAACTGCGCCTGTTGTTAGCGGTGAATGCCGAATGATGTAGTGCGACAAATCTGCATCTGTTGTTGGTGCCCAGCTTAAATCTGCCTGTTGACCAACTATATTAACGCTGAAATTTGTTACATCAGATGGCAATGTTGCTTTGCCGGTGACAGTGTGTTGCACATCAACAAAAGGCGATCTTGCATTTGCACCATATGACCGCACGCGGATGTCATATATTACATCTGTGATGACATTTGGTATCGTGAAAAACCCGCTATCGCTATATCCAAGCGTTATATAGTCGCTATCAGTGCTTTGCTTGTATTCTGCATAAAACTGTGTGACCTGTGGGTTTGTGCTACTAGCTGACACCTCAATGGTTGCGACCGGCTGTTGATTGACTGTTAAAACACCTTCATCTGTTACGACCGTTGGTGATGTCAGTGTAAACGGGTCTGGAAGTGTGGTGTTGTCTTGTGTAAATGCTTTTTCATCTGCATTCCAATCATATACCGCGCTGTTTGTTTCGCGTAACGACAATGCAACGCTTAACGATGGGTTGCCAGCATCATCCGCTGATGTCACAAGCGACCATTCTGCCACCTCAAAAACCTTGCTTGTGAAACCCAAACGGCTGTTTGTGACATAAACATTATCACCAACTTGCAAATCAAACGCTTTCATACCGAAATTGCCTTGCAACATAATTTGTTGCCGGTTTCGGTATAGTGCTATTTTGGCCAGACGCTGTGCCATCGGTGATGACGTTGTATATGGCAGATCGTAATCTAAGAAACGCCGCGTGCCGCCATCTTCAGTTTCAAATGTCGTGCTAGTTAAAGCTGGATAATCTGTAACGATATAATTGGTTTCTGGCGGCGCAAATATGCCTTTAATCGCGTTATAGTTATCACGCTTCGATTGTTTGGTTTGCAACGTAATCGGGCTGATCGAATCGTTTTCGTCAAGCGTGATAGTCGGCGTTGTATATTCTGCAACTTTAATCGAAAATTTGCCGTTGCTGTATGACAACAAACCGCCACAGCTTGTGATCATTTCTTCTAATATGCGCTTTGGTGCGTTTTCTGTTGTGAACGTGCCGTGAATTTCATAGCGGTTTTCTGTGCCGCCACCAGATATAGTCGCATCAAGCGCAACATCTTCATCACAAGCGTTTGCGGCGGCATTGAATGCGGTGTCATTGATTTCTGTCGTGTCTGCCGCAAAACCATATTTGGTGTTTGTCAAATAATCGCGTACCGCTAACGCAGGGTTCGCGCTATATGCGGTTGTCGCTGTGCGTGGGTCATACAGTTTTTTGCCGCGCACTAACGCGCTGAAATTAGGCAAGCCAGACGGGAAAGCGTCGCGGTCGTATTCTAGCCTCACATACATATATGCAATGCCGCTTAATTTGTGGTCACTTGTCCAATCACCACCGCTTTCAGTGATCAGATTTGCATTAGCGGCTTGGCCATCTGTGCCAAGCGCAGTTTCAACGCGCACTAAACCAGCATATTGATCAGGTGCGGTGCATAAACCATCACCATCCAATGTTAATTCGATGTCATTGCAAAATATTTTTTGATAGCTATCGATTTCGTGCGAACATAACAAAATAACCATATGCAAAAATTTATTGTCATCTGTTGATTGCACATAACCAAGCACGCCAGAAACGCGCGTTTCGCCATAAACAAAACGCCGTGGCACCGTCGGCTGTTTGATCATTTGGGTGCGGTTAGCACCTTCGGTCGCAAAACTGCTATAATCCGGCAAATCTTGCCGCGCGGCCATTGCGTAACCGGCACTAGACAATGCGATAGTCGTTGCGGCCATCGCCCAGTTGCCAGTGAAAGCATAAGTTGCGGCAACGATAAGCGTTACCGGATCTTTTACAGCTTCCTTAAAGCCACCAAAAAAATCGCTAACCCAACTCATTTAGCCGCCCCAAACTATTTCTTTGTCTTGCAAATCAGCGATATATTCCAAACCTCTATCATTCGGAAAATCTATTTTTTGATCTTCGCTAGTATACCGCCGCACCCGTGGCACATCTAGATCGATCAACCTGCTTTCGCCATTTACTGTTATCTGTGCGCTGTCGCCGCTTTCGGATATGTTCATCACATCCATCTGGCCACGAAACGCAACATATGGCGTGTCTATGATTGCGCCAGATGCGTCCAAGGTGCCAAAATACAGCGTCATCGTGCGGCCTTGATAGTTTTGATTTAACGCTGGTGAAATGATTGACGATGGCAAGCCTGTAAACCCTATTGACACACCGTTTGCGCGTATTTCGCCGGTTTCTTCTAATTCGCTGATGCTCATAATGTCACCACCGCCAAGATAGGTTTCACCGCCAATCGTCAGATCACCGTAACCTGTCCACACGCGCAAATTGCCATCATCAAAATCAAGATCAACAGCAAAAAACGGCCTGACAACATCAGCCGTTAATGCGGTATCAAAATTACTGCCTAGTGATCTGGTCATAGGGTTTCAACCGCGCCAAATGCCATTGAATAGAAACCGGCGTTATCGATTGTCCAATTTGTAGTTGGCGTTGATAGCTGAAACAGACCTTTTGCGCCTGATACAACAACCGTTGCATCGTCTGCCGGTGACGACCGTAAATCTGGCCATATCTGTAAGGTTGCTTCGCCAGATGCGTTGCTATCTACATCATCAAGCACTTTGTAAAGCTGTGACGATGTACCGGTGCCAAGCTGTATATAGTCACCCGCCTTTAGATAGCCCGTGGCTGACGCTGGAAGCCCGTCTATGGCCAGTTCGTCACCTGTTTGGCTTGCACCGTTGACGACCGGCGTGCCAGCCGTTGTAGCCGCACTGCCGCGCGGTGTAGCCGCATTCGGATCGCCAAGCAAAAACGTGCCGACCGGCCCATACAGTTTCATAAAAAACGTGATCCATTGTTCGGCATCTTCGCGTTTCATTGGCGGCAACGCAATGTCAGCTTCCCAGCGTTTGCCCTGATATTCAAATTTTTGCTGTGAAAACGTAAATGGTGACGTGGTGATCCCGACAACATTACGCGCTATCAAGTTTACTGAAAAAATGCCGGTATGTGTCGGAAATGTTAGCGGGTAGGTGATGGCCATAATTAACCCCCAAATGCTGAACCAAATGACCCACCACGCCGCCGCGCATCCAATACCGCACCTTTTGCGGCTTCTTTGATTTGCGGCAACATATTGGTCACTTCAGCGCGTACTGTTTGCGATATTCCCGTTGTCAGATTGATCGTCTGATTGACGACTACACCGTTGCCACCGCCCATCTTGTCATTTGGCACGACAGTACCGCTACCGCGTGGCACAAACAATTCTGGCCCCTTTTCACCCACAATATATGGCGTATTTCGCATTGCGGGGCCACCAGATGCCAGACCTGCCGGTATATATGTGTTTGCGCCTGCACCTACTGTGCTGAATGACGGGCCACCGCCCATAAACCCGCCCAGAAAACCAGCAATGCGACCGGTGATTTGCTGTTGGATGGCCATACGCATCAGATCGCTGATGATGCTTTGTGCCATCGATTTAAACGCATCTTTGGCCGACATTGTGCCTTGCATTACACCCATCAGGCCATCTTCTAACTTATTCAGACCGCGCACTGCAATGTTATCCAACTGTTTGCCGGTGTCACGCGCCGCCGCCGCATAATTCTGCAACCCGCTTGTGCTTTCGTGCGTTAATATTGTCACGCCGCTGATAGCCTCT